CACCTTGTTCAATGCTTGTGAATAGATTGTTAATTTGATCTGGTGTTAGTTCTGCTTCAAGAACAATACGTTCAACATTGCTTACAAAAGGAACAATTGCCTTTTGTTCCAACAGTAGCATTTCAGGATCATTCCAAGATTCAGTAATATATTTTTGTTCTAGTTGTGCTAATCTCATATCATCATCGCCAATTGTTTTTTGTCCGCAGGATTTAGCTGGTCAATTTGCTTCTGTATTTCCGCCGGAATTTCACCTGGGGCTGCTGTTGCTTGTGCTGCGGGTTGATCGCCTGCTGTTGACGCTGTATTCGCGTCTGTGGCACCATCTGTGCCTGTTTTAGCTTTGTTATATGCTTGTTTAAAACTTGAAACAAAGCCGCCTGCACCTGGCTTACCTGCATCAGCTGGATCTACTTTGCCTGCACTAGGTGCTGCAATGCCACCTTCGTCTGCTGCAATCTTGTCTTTGGCTGCTGCCATAAAAATTTTGTCTAGTTGTGCACCACTAAAGCCTTCTGCAATAGTTGTCATGTTTGAACGATCAACACTTGCTGCTAAATTTGTGTTACCTGCTTTTGCTTGTGCTTGATCTGTTTGTGTTGGAATTGGTGCTGTCTTTGCTGCCGGTTTTGCTGCTACCTTTGCGGCTGCATTTTTTGCTCCCTGTGCAACGTTAGTTGCGGCGCCAGCCGCCGCGGAAGCTGCTTTTTTAACACCTTGTGCTGCTGCTCCTACTGCTGCACCAGCTTTTTGTGCCATAGTAGGATCTTTCATTGCTGCTTCTGCACCTTTAGTAGGATATCCGTTTTTCTTTAAGAAAGAAATTACAAGTTCTGGAGTTGCTCCCTCTGGACCACCCACTTTACCTAGAAATAAATCAAACTTGTCTGATATCTCGTTAGCCATAGCCCCAACTTCAAGTTTACCTTGAGCTCTACGCCCAGTTCTACCAGGTACAAACGATTGTGCCTTAGCACCAATCTTACCTAATACTCCCATAGGACGTTCATCTAACTGTTGTTCGATAATTATTTCTTCAAGTCTCATGCCGATAATTCCATGTATTTCATATATGTATTTATTTAAAGAACAGCTAAAGCTGTTCTGCGTTTTCGCTATCGCTCAACGCCTGTTGCTTCGCTATTACTTATGCGAAAGTAAATCAGTGTTAAAATTATTTTAATATTAACTGCGAAGCAGTTTTAGCATTATCTAGATTGTATGGTCACAATTAGCCCGTTGTCGGGGCCAAAGGTGTGTTTTGAACATTATCTGAGTTCGCACAGCCACAATAGCGTTAGATCTACAATGCATTTCATTTTACATAGCGTAGGCGGTTATCCGTTACCTACTCAATCCGTCTTAGTATCTTATGTACAACGGCAGTTTACTATACAAACGCTAACTTATATAATAAACCTGCGAGAATTACTCGCTCATTTAGCCTATTTAAATTACTTCTATTAATATACAGCAAACCGGTTTTGCGTAGGCGTATCCGATCAGCGTCCTGTTAAGGATAGTGCTGTTATACCTCTGCCGTTAACCAGAATTCCTTACCGTCACACATCAGAACGGACTTAGGGCCACATAATTGCGCCGTGGCGGGCTTATTTAACGGTGTTTGAGCTGTTTTGTTAGCCTTGGGATATATTGTGTATTAGTTGTGGTTCTGTATAAAATGCAAATTAAGAGTCATTTAATCGTTTAATTTCTTCTTTTAATAGTTTAGAACTGCCTACTCTTACATTGATTATTCCATTGTAATATTCGTCTGATTCTAATACTCTACGATCAAATTGTTCCTTTGCTTCTATGTAACTAAGTACGCCTTTGCTTGGACAGTAATGCAATATTTCTCTGGTAAATTTGTCTTTGCCTAACTCTTCTACATCTGCTAGTAGATGTTCACTAGATCCCCAATAGTCTCTCCAGTCACTTTCTACTTTTGAACGTCTTTTATTTTTTCTGCCCTTGAGTGGCGGGCGTGTTTTTTTAAATTTTGCTAGTTTCTTGCCTATGTATTTTCTGTCGTTAGTGATATTTGTAATCAGATAGACGAACCCTTCACAGTCTTCTGGAAGTTCTTTAATCTTCTTCTTTTGGTAGGTCCATTCTGACGTCATCATTAGTAGTTACTTTCTTGGGACGTCCGACCTGGCCCTTTCTGGCTAACTTTCTCTCTGATCGTTTCTCTTGTACTTCTAGCCTTCGTTGACTTGCATATTTTCTAATCTCACTCAGCCAAAATCTTGCCTTAATTCCTGCTTCATCACTACCATGATACTCAAAGCGTTCTTGCCACTTAAAGTATTTTTGAAAAGCTTCAATCATTTGGTCATGTGAATCTGTTGCCATACCTATTCCACAATTTCAACATCATTGCTATAAGATGTAAAACCGTTTTCTTTGATTACTTTTAGTACGTGATTAACACGACTTGTTAAATCATCTCTATGACTGATTAAGAACACATTTTTTTGTCTTTCTCTAGTCATTTTCTTAAGGATACCAATACTAGATTCTACTCCAGCACTATCCATACCACTATCTACAAGCTCATCTATGAATAGTAAGTTAATGCTGTGATATAAACTTTCCCATACATCACGGAATGCCCAACTCATAGATAAAATAAGTCTGTTACGTTCACCTCTACTTAAATTGTCAAAGTCTAAGTCTTGTCCTAGTTGTGTAATTACAACAGTTAGGTCATTTTGAAACTCAACAATGTGCGGCAAACCAATTTTTGCCAAGTAGTATGTGATACGCTGATTTAGATATGCAAGATTTTGCTCAATAATTTTCTTACGAACAAAACTGTCTTTGTTTGTTAACAGTTTATACAAAAAGTCCTGATGATCTTTTACTTTTGTTAATTCATTAAGTAGATCAAAACTTACTTCCTGTATTGCAGTATCTTTTAATTCTGTAATTTGCTCGCTATAAGGATTAATATCATCTTTCTTTGCTTGTAAATCTTTCTCTAATCCTTCAACTGTGCTTCTATGTTGCAATGATTGTTCAAGTGTGTCGTATTGTGTTGGAGGACAACTTTCTAGCTCACCAATGTCTACAATAACAGTTTGATGTTCTTGTAGTTGTGTACTGTTAGCGAGTATCTGTGCAGCCGCTTCTTGTTTTTGTTCTTCTTTAGCATTAAGAATTTCTTCTTGCTTTTTATCATGCAAGTCTTGTCCACAAGTATGACACTTATGTTCTTTAAGCAATACAATTTCATTATCTAATTTTTCAATTAGTTTTTCTTGTTTAGCATCATCGGCTTCAATATTAGCAATCCAACGTTTTGCTTCTGCTATCGCTGACTGCTTTTTATTAAAATCATCTAAACATTTGTGTGCTTCAATTTCTGCATCAATATCAATTTCTTGTAAAATTTTAATACTTGACTCAAGCTCGTTAATTGCAGATACTTTTTGATCTTCCCACATACGCTGTTTGCGTTCTAACGATTCAATGTTTTGTTGAATTTTTTCGTTGGATATCTTAACAGTTTCGATTCTTGTATTTTCAGAGCTCATTTTGTCTCTGTTAATTTTCATTTCCTCTTTAAGACACTCAGCTTTTTCAGATAACAACGTAATACCTAGTAACTGTTCAATGATTGCTCGTTGATCATTATTTTTTAATGCAAGGAAAGGCTCAGTGTATGTGTTTAGTGCAATGAGATGCTTAAACATTTCATGCGACATACCAAACAGTTCTTCAATTACTTTTTGCGTTTCTCTACTATCACCTTGGCTCTCATCAGAGTCTTCTTCAAAGTCTTTACCGTTAATAGTAAACTTTGTAATATTAGGCTTTCTTCCACGTTCAATCTTATAGTCAACACCGTCTTTTTCAAAGTTAATTGTAACAAGCATTCCTTTACCGTTAATCTTATTAATAAGATTATCACGCTTAATGTTTGTTAATGCATTGCCATAGATTGCGTAGCTAAGTGCGTTGACGATAGTAGTTTTACCAGTGCCGTTTCTGGAACCACTATCGTCACCACCTAGGTCTAAGTTTTCACCTAGAACAAGCGTTAATTCACCTTTGTCAAAGTTAATTGCTTGAGTCTGGTTGCCCACACTCATAAAATTCTTTACAGTTAAATCTTTAATTTTTATCATTGATTGCGTCCGAGGTCCCTATATATCTCTACTAGCATACGTTTGTCAACAGTATCACTTTCAATTGCTTCAATCTGATTCATAACAATAGTGTCAACACTTTCAAACGTAAGATCAATAGGATCAACGTTTGATTCTACTTCTACCTTTTCCGGTATAAGACTTAGTTCTCTAAGTTTGTATTGTGGAATGAAAGTTTCTCTAATAAAGTTTGCTTCTTCAAAACTAATAGGCACATCAATTGTAACACGACAATGCATATTCTCTCCTAAATTAGAATCAGGATCTTCAAGTAGTTGACTTAATTTGTATGTTCTAAACACAGGCTGCTTTGGCCATGTTTTATATTCAGGAGTTCCACCCCAATCTAAAAACATCATGCCGCGTTCATCATCCCATGCATCTGCATAGTTGTGTGGAAATGCATTACCGATGTATGTTACATTACCTTTAGTTTGTCTTTTATGAAAGTGTCCGCTAAACACATATTCTTGATTTACAAAATGATCTGCCTGAAGTGTTCCGTGGTCAGGCATTTGTACCATAGCATTCATATAAAACAGAGGAAGTTCAAAATGTCCAAATACATACCTACTTTTAATTTTAGGCACCATCTTCCATTCTTCACCTACTAACCAAGGAAGTAATGTTACTTCGCCTTCTGTAAAAATATCTGTAATAGGAATGATGTTTGGAAACAATCGCATAAACTCAATAGAGTTAATTTCACGTTTGTCTTTGTAAAATAAATCATGGTTACCTACCATGAAGTAAGTCTTCTCGAATGTTTCGTTAATTCTTTCTAGATTAGAAACTGTGTAGTTCATTGTGCTAACATCTGTAGTCGCACGATTATGATGCCAGTCTCCTAAAAATATGCAAGTTTCTGCACCAGCGGCTTTTGCTTCATCACAAAACCACTTTACAAATTCCTCGCAGTCCATATTATGTGTTCTACTACCACCCTTCATACCAAAGTGTATATCAGTGAAGCAGGCTGCTTTCTTAAATAACGGCATTTTTACTCCTTATGTTATTGTAACTAACTTTAGGCAGTTTGTCAAGTCTTTTTCTTTTCTTTGGAATCTTTATGTTTGTTGGGATGTGCATCAGCATTTTGCCTAGTCCAACTAGGATTCATACCGTTCATCTCTAAAATATCATCTCTGATGTTTTGGTTGCGTTTTTCGATATTAATAATACGAACAAAACTATTTGTTACAGCCGCAGTATAATAAGCAAATGGGTTATTACTTTTTGACTCGTCAAACTGTAAACCTATCTGTGCTAATTGTAAAATTGCTTGACCTTTCATTTCGTCGTTGTATGTATAGCCTCTAACATTACCTCTTGTTGCGTACCTATCACACAATTTCATAAACATTCTTGCAAGGTCGTTAGTCATCTGTCCACACTTCTTATCAAAGTATCCGTTTTCCATACCACCAACCCAATGGCTTTTGCCCACACAAATTAAGTTTCCTTTGTCATCAAACTTCCAGTGTTGAAAAGGTGGAAAGTTTACTTTTTCGTGCTTGTCTGCAACACTTTTAACGGTTTTCTTACGACCCGGTTCTTCTGGAACATGATCAAATGTCATAATTCTAAAAATTAAATCTTCTTTTTCCATTTTACGGTAGTCTATATCAAACCCTTTTGCAGGCATCTTTTTACCTGCGGCTTCAACTGCTTCAGCATGTGCAAGTTTAGATAGTCTAGCAGCACGGTTGCGTTTTGCTTCTGCTATAGTTCTAATGTTAATTTTGTCTAATGATGGCAGGATAATGTCGTACTGTGCATAGCTATCGTCAGTAAAAGAACAGAAAGTAGACTTACTGCGGTGTATTTCCGCTAATAAATCCTTGTTTGTTAGATATTTTATCTTTTTTGGTTGCCCAATTGTCATACGTAATTTCTCCGGTTATATAAGTAATATAATAGCACATTATTACAGAAATAAATAGTATTATTAAAAGGAAATTTAACCAAAATGAGTTTACCAAAAATAGCACCTTTAGCCGTACTTGTAGCTGGCGTTGCGGTCGCCGTTGACCAGCAACAGAAAAACCAAGCCAATCTCAAACAGGTTTCGGACCAAGCCAAAAGCGATTTGGATAAACTAACTGCGGAACTAGGCGGCGATATTGGATCATCACTTAACCAAGCGTCAGGCGATTTGAATAGTGCCTTAGATGCAGCCGGTGCTGCATTTGGTAACGGCGTTAATGCAGTAACATCTGCCGTCGGTGGTAATTCCATAAGTAATATAGCTGATAGTGTTGGAACAGCATTTGGTGCTGCATCTGATACACTTAATAAAGTAGCAGGAAGCACAGCTGAAATATCATCTGCAATATCTAAATTAGGTATTGGAGGCAACTTAGCATCTGGTTTCCAAGACTTTGCTGCAAATGTTGGCAAAGCGGCTGGTGTGTTAAATAATTTATTAAGTCTCAAAAGAGGTGCAAATCTCCCTGCTGGTGGCGAACTGTTCGAATTTGACGAAGGCGCCGGGGTTAAATTAAATCCTCAGAATCCAAATGATTGGCGAGTAAAAATTAATGCCAACTTTGCACATTTTGGTGCAAACCCGTTATTTGAAATGTTAGAAGACACTGGAGGAGTAGTTTTTCCATACTTGCCAGAAATAACATTTTCAACAACCGCAAATTATTCACAAATAGATCCTGTACACAATAATTATCCCTTCCAGGCTTACAAGAACTCACAAGTGGACGAGATACAAATTTCAGGAGACTTTACAGCAGAATCAAGTTCACAGGCTGCGTATTGGATTGCAGCAACAACATTTTTTAAAGCATCAACTAAAATGTTCTTTGGAACAGGCAACCTAGCAGGTAATCCACCTATCATATGTAGACTGTATGGGTATGGTGCAAACGTATTTGACGGAGTTCCAGTTGTAATTAAAAGCTTCTCAGTTACACTACCTACCGATGTTGACTATATTAGATGTACAGAACCATCACAAGGTTCGAGACCAACCTGGGTACCAAGAAAAAGTAATATTAGTATTACAGCACAGCCTATCTACAACAGAGAAAGTTTACGAAAATTTTCATTAGAACAATATGCTAAAGGATCAACTGGAACAATGGGAGGATTTATTTAATGGCTGTTTATAAAAATAATTCTCCGTATAGAGATACACCTCAAAATTCTATGTATTTAGAATTAATGAATATTAGAGCTGTACCAGCATCATCGAGTGATGTATTATACACAATTGAACCACACTATAATAATAGACCCGATTTGTTGGCATTTGATCTTTACGAAGATCCTAAACTTTGGTGGGTGTTTGTACAAAGAAACATGGATACAATCAAAGATCCTATATACGATTTCAAAGCAGGAAATTCAATTTACATTCCTAAAAAGTCAAATCTAAAAAAGTTCTTAGGAATATAGCATGAGTGCTTTTAATAGACCTCCAAGCATACCAGATAATAATTTAAAACCTTTTAAAGGAACTTTGAGAACTGGTGAAAAAATTAGAAACATAAACGGAAAAAGTTTTGTTGTTCCAGCAGAAATAAAAAAGCCGGACGGCTCACCAACACTCAATTCATCTAATACTTTTCAAGCATCAAATATTCCTGTAGGAAGTGCAGAACTAATAGACAAAATACAAACCTTCGATATTGATGCAATAACACTGACTATTCCAGACAAAGTAGCACAAGTAATAAATGACAAAACTAAAACAGTTGATGCCGCAGTTGCTAATGCAGATGATTTTGCTGATGGCAAATCTGCACCAGTAGGACCAGGAACACCAAGCCCTAGAAGAGATTCAGAAACACCGAATTTAATAGCAAATCCCTTAGAAAAATTTTCAACAGTTAGTTCACTATGGACAATGGCTGTGCTAACACCAATGCAGTATAATGATCCAAGTTCTTATAGAACAGGCGATTTAGGATTTGCAGGCCAAGATTTTGACGGTGGCGGCATAACAGTTAAGTCCGGAATTGTTTTTTCCGCTGCTGGTCGTGGTGACCAGTATAGAACAACAATCCAAGGTGGCAAAGCACCTGAATATTTTGTTGACAACTTTAGAATGACCACAGTGATGTCAGCAACAGAAAACACAGGTAATACAAATGCAATTAACTTTGACTTTGATATATTTGAACCATATAGTATGGGATTGTTTTTAGAGTCGTTGCAGGTTTCTGCACTTAAAGCAGGATATCCTAACTACCTAGATGCTCCGTTTGTATTGCGTTTAGACTTTGTAGGATTTAGTGCAGATGGAACAGAAGAAAAAACTATAGGCACCCAAGGATTAAATCCAAAATACTTTGTAATGAAACTAAAGAAAGTTACTTTTGATACAAACGAATCAGGAACTAACTATAAGGTTCAAGCGTTTCCTTACAACCACTCTGGTTATTTGGATACAGTTAATATGTTATTCAATGACATTTCAATTACTGCTCCAGAACAAGGTACAGTTGAAGAAATGTTAAAAACAGGACCTAAGAGCTTAGAGAAAGTACTTAATGATAATGAAAAATTGTTAGTAGAATCAGGAGCATATTCAATTCCAGATGTTTACATCATTGATTTTCCTGAAAAGTCGACAGACTTTATAACAGGTGCTAGAAAAACATCTGATTCATTTACTAATGGACCTGCTGGAAGTCCAACGGTTGACGCAGATAATCCGCCACCAGACAGTTTTAAAGCATTTGGAAAAAATGCAACTGCTCCTTCTCAAACAACTAAGTCATCTTTTGAATCTAATTACATAGGAAAAGCAGTATTTGGTTTCGACTCAACCTCAGGTGGTAACTTTAACTGGGAAAGTTCTGCAATGTATAGAGCAGGAGATTCTAAGTACAACGTAGAAACAGGTCGTATCGATCGTTATAAAATGTCACTAGATCCTAAGCAGCGTGAATTTTTCTTTACACAAAAACAGCCCTTAACTGATGTTATTACACAGGTTATCCTAAGTTCAAAGTATGCAAAAGATGCTGTCAGCGGAACTGCTGGTAATAATAATCTTACACCAGAAGGATATATTAAGTGGTTTAAAATTGATGTTCAAACAGCATTCTTAGACTACGATCCTCAAATAGGCGATTTTGCTAAACAATATACATTTAGAGTTGTTCCGTATTTTGTACATTACAGTATTTTCAAAGCACCTGGCGCAGGAGTTGATACAGCAGCATTACAAAAAACAATTGCTAAAAGATACGACTACATATATTCAGGACAAAACGTTGATGTACTTAAATTTGATATTAAGATTAACAATTTATTCTTTGCTGGGTCTGCACCAAATCCTGAATCTAATTCTTCAAGCGAAGTCGGTAAAAACTTTAACGGACCAGCCGCTAACAAAACAGAAACTACAACTACACCAGAAGGCTCTGCAGAAGCAAAAGCACCTAACCTAGGTAAGAAAAAACAAAAACGAGATGTGTCTCTCTTATACAAAACCCAGAAAGGTGGCAGCGGATTTAAAAATGTTGAACAATTAGTTGCTGAGAATTTTCAAAAAGCGTTTGTTGAAAATGGTTCAGGTGACTTGATTACAGTTGACTTAGATATACTTGGCGACACATACTGGATGGTTGAAAGCGGCCAAGCAAATCACATTGATGGAGCAGCTCCACGTTCGCAGACAACACAAGGCGGCGAAGCTAATTACACAGGAGGCGAAATTTATATCTTTATTAGTTTTAGAACGCCTGTTGATACAAATACTGACACTGGACTCTACGAATTTGCAAATCAAAATCCAAGCCCTTTTAGCGGAGTTTATAAAGTATTGAGATGTGATAGTGAATTTAAAGGCGGACAGTTTACACAAAAACTTAAATGTGTTAGAATGCCAGGGCAGCCAATTGATTACGGTGGAAAACTTCCAGAAGGGTCAACAGCAGCTTTACAGACTACATCGGCTGGCACACAAAAAGAGAAAACTGAAGTAGGAGAGTCTGTGGCACCACCAAAAATTGACAGAACAATAACAGTTGAAAAGGTAGAAGAAGCAGGAAAGCAATTTGCTAACAATGCTCTTGCTAGGTTTGGTATAAACTTAGAGAGCATAGAAAAATTTGCTGCAAGTTTACCTGCAAGTGACAGCAACTTTAAGTCTACTCCTAAGAAACCTAAGTTGATTGAAAAGAGAAGACAATCTAACGGAACGTTGGTTAACTTTAATATTGATAGAACTCAACCATTTACAGAAAGTAAGGATAGTGAAGGTAACACTATTAGAATTTTCGATCCTAAAATACTCGACGGAGTTAAAACATAATGGCAATAGAACGTAGAACCAGATATAATACCCAAGCAGGCACACTGGGCTCTGGCGCTTATCTTGCCACTGTAATTGATGTGCTTGATCCTACATTTAATGGTAGACTAAAAGTTTCGTTATTGCGAGAGCAAGGTAACGCAGGTAACGTTGACGGTCAAACATATCTTGTAAATTATGCATCACCGTTCTTTGGGCACACACCGTTCGAAGCATTAGGTCATAACAAGACAGAATTTACAGATACACAACAGAGTTATGGTATGTGGGCAGTTCCACCAGATGTTGGTGTAACAGTTATGGTAATGTTCATAGAAGGTAATCCATCAATGGGTTATTGGTTTGCTTGTGTTCCTCCAAGATTTGCGAACCATATGGTTCCTGCAATAGGTGCAGCTGATACAGACCCAACAGGATCTAGAGGTGATGATCAAACAAATAACAGAACATCTTTGGCTGCATTAGCAGATGATGAAAAGAAAAAGTATAATACAAAAATGCCTTTACCGGTTGGCGAAATTAACAAACGAATAAATGGAGAAAATGATCAAGAAATTGACGCTGAAAAAATTCCAAAGCCTGTACACCCTATAACAGATAGATTTTTCTTTCAAGGATTATTAGAAGATGATGTAAGGGGAGTTACTACCACAACTAGTAGGCGTAACAATCCTAATGCAGTATTTGGTATTAGTACTCCAGGACCTTTAGACTACGGTCCAAACGGTAAGCGCATGAGGCGTGGTACAAAAGAAAATTTAAGTGTTGAAATTCCTGTTACAAGATTAGGCGGAACACAGTTTGTTATGGACGATGGTGATGATCGCTATATCAGAAAAAGTTCTCCACAAACAGGACCAGTCGAATATGTTGAAGCATCAGATGCAAAGACCAGTGTAGGATTGCTGGACTTACCATATAACGAATATGCAAGGCTTAGAACAAGAACAGGTCATCAACTTCTTTTACATAATTCAGAAGATTTAATTTATATCGGCAATGCAAAAGGTACAGCATGGATTGAGTTAACATCTAACGGTAAAATAGATGTGTTTGCAAACGACAGCATAAGTGTTCATTCAATGAATGATATTAATATCAAAGCAGATAGAGATATTAATATGGAAGCGGGTCGTAACGTAAACATTAAAGCAACTGCCGAATACCAAGCACCCGACAGTTTACATCAACAAGCAAAAATTGAAGATGCCCTTGAACAAGAGAATGGTAGAGTACAAATTGAAAGTGCATTTAACACCAATATATTAATTGGTGCTAACGGAAAAATTGAAACAAGAATGTACAAAAATGCAGATGATCTTCCTCTTGCTGGGGACTTAGATATTTCAGTTGCCGGAAACCACAGACACTTTGTTGGCGGAACTACTGATATCCAAACAATCGGTGATAGATCAGACACACAAGCAA